TAAAGCCCTTTGGTACGGCAAACCAGGAGCCACAGTCAACGCTAACCACGCTGGTAAGTGGTATCCCATTCAAGCTGCTCTTGGTCGCTACTGGTTGTTCCCGGACAAACTAGAAGACGATCCTGTGGCTAAGGAGATGGTTTACAACTTAGTTCCGCCTCCCAGAACTACTTTGTTTAATTCCGATGGAGTTGGTATTAACGCCTCAACTTTGAATCAATTTAATCATTTCCTTAACTCTGAAGTTGAGTTTTATGACTCCACTTTTGATAAAACCTATAAAGGTATTCACGGGTACTTAAAAGATCTTGTAACTAGCAAGAACTATACCCAATACCCCTCTATTGACTCTCCGTTCCGTATGGGTGGTAGTTTGCCTCCTGCTTACGGTCTTGTTCAAGATCCCAATTGGGACCGTGAACAGAATATGCGTCGAGTGATTCTTAAAGGAGAGGTTGATAGACTCATAAGTATTGCCAAGGAGCAATTCTTAATGGGCGATCTTCCTGATCAACGCTACAAAGCTCCCGCAGAAATGAAACAACTTGTTATTCAAAAACGCCTTGCAGGAGGCACCCGCTAATGGCTTTTGCATCTATTACTTACACCAGTGCATCTGGTACCACCTTTGCTCTGACGAATAATGATGGCAACGCCATTGAGTATCTTCGTCAGTCTGATATCTCTGTAACCGTCAACGGTACGCTTCAAACGCTTACCACTGACTACACCTTTAACGCTGCTGGAACAGCAATTGTTCTTAACAGTGCAGTGAGTGGAGCAACGGTTGTTCTAAGCCGCACCACCAGCATCACAGACGCCACGGTGAGTTTTACTGCTGGCTCTACGTTGACTGCTCAGGACCTCAACAACTCTGACAGGCAAAACCGGTTTGCTCTACAAGAGTTCTCAGACATCTACGACTCTCTGCTTACTGGTACTGGTGACCTTGGTGACCTCGGTGGCTTCATCGATGCTGGTGAAACCTGGGTCTCTGATGCAGCTCACGCAGCTACTACGGACGCCATTGACGCTCGTGTAGACAGCAAGATTGATTCTGCTTTGACGGGTGACGTTGCTGCTGGTAACGCAATCACAATCACCGACAACAGCCCTGCTAGCGGTCAAATCACGATTGCTGTTACTGACGGTGCTATCGACACTGCAGAGCTGGCTAACAACGCAGTAACCACTGCCAAGATCACTGACAGCAACGTTACTACTGCCAAGATCAACGACGCAGCAGTAACCACTGCAAAAATTGCTGACGCTAACGTCACGACGGCAAAGATCGCCAACGATGCAATTACCTCTGCCAAGATCGCAGACGGCACCATTATTGCTGGTGATATTGCTAATAACGCAATCACTACCGCAAAGATCCTTGATGCAAACGTAACGACTGCAAAGATCGCAGATTCAAACGTTACTACCGCCAAGATTAACGATGCAGCTGTAACTGAAGCCAAGATTGCTGGTAGTGCAGTTACTAGCGGCAAGATTGCTTCTGGTTCTATTGATTCCACTAAGCTGTCTGGTGCCACTGTCGTTACTAACGCTGAACACAGCGGTTCTACTCCTAACGACACCAGCTTCTTTACTACCTCTGCTTCTGACGCTCGTTACTTCCGTCAAGATAGCTCTGAGACAATCTCTAGCGGTGATACGTGGTCTGGTAGCGATAGCTTTATTGCTACTACTGCAGCCATCGACGCTCGCGTTATTGACCTTGTTGATGATGTTGGTGGCTTTGTGCCGATTGCCAATGAAACCAGCTTCCCAGCTACCAACCCAGACATCAACAATCCAGACGGTACTGGAACAATTATTAGTGTTGCTGAAATTGCAACAAGCCGCACTCCTTCTAGCGGTACTGTAACCATTGCTAACGGCTCTGGATCTAACACCGTAACCATTAACGGTTGCGGTACTACGGTCCTTGCAGCAGGCTTTGGTGTGTTGGTTGAGACTACCTCAACTCTTCATACCTATACGTTCCATCGTCTTGTTCCTAAAGCCACTGAAGTCACAACGGTTGCTGGAATCTCTTCCAACATCACCACAGTTGCTAACAACGTTTCTGATATCACTACGGTCGCTAATGACCTCAATGAAGCAACTAGTGAAATTGAAACTGTTGCAAACAGCATTTCTAACGTTGATGCTGTTGGTGGTTCAATCGCAAACGTCAACACTGTTGCAACTAACATTGCTTCAGTAAATAGTTTTGCAAACGTTTATCGTATTGATTCTGCTGATCCGACAACTAGCCTCGACGTAGGGGACTTAGTTTTCAATACTAGTAACAACAAGCTGAGGGTCTATAACGGCACCAGCTGGCAAGACGGTGTAACTGCTACTGGAGATCTCGTCAGCAAAACTGGCGATACCATGACGGGTGCTTTGGGGATTACCTCAGGCTCTGCTGGTTCTCCTTCGCTGTTTATCTCTGGCGACCCCAACACCGGCATCTACAGCCCTGGCGCAGACCAAGTAGCCATCTCGACTAATGGTACACAGCGGTTAAGTATTGGCAGTACAGGCAGCGTTAATATTACTTCTACACTTTATGTTGATACTCCCAATTTTCGTGTAGGGTTAGGGACGGCTTCTCCCAGCGAAAAACTAACTGTTGTTGGCAGTATTGATTTACCTAATGTCAATAGTTATATTAAAGGTGGCGGACATAACGTCTTGCAAGTTGATGCGACTAAAACTTATTTTTATGGTGGCACTAATGGCGTTCAATTTAGAACTGCTGACAATACATCAGACTTAATTAATATAACAAACGCAGGACTGGTAGGTGTGGGGACTAGTTCGCCTCAGACATTGCTTCATCTTTCAGGGTTAAACAGCGGCGTCGGATCCGCAAATACAATCCGCGTTACGGATACAGATACCGCAGTTGTAACAGATCAAATTTGCGGTCGCATTGAGTTTGAAACAGCAGATACAGGCAACCCTGGAATTAATTGCCAGATTGATGCACTTTACTCCGGGTCCGGTGGGGGATCTAAACTTCAGTTCCGCACTGGTTTTGCCGGTGCTTTGGTAGATGCGTTGCACATCAGCGACACAGGGCAAGTAGGGATTGGCACTACGAGCCCCCAACACGCTTTAGTTGTTGGTTCAGGTACAGATGATGCACTAAATGTTGATACACAATCGGCAGGCGGCGGCGTAGTACTGCGGTCATATGATGATGGCACAACTGACTACGAACCTTTTGGCATTGCTGCAGAGTACGTTAATTTCTACATAAGGACCGGCGTTAATTCTTCAGCCGAAAAAGCCCGCATCGACAGCTCGGGTCGCCTCTTAGTTGGCACGTCTACTGCGTCAACTGCAGGCAACGCCCAGTACGCCAGGTTTAGGGTCTCTGCCAACACAGCTAGTTCGACTGGCGATGGGATTTTGGTTCTTGAGAGAGGAGAACCAGCGTCAACAATGAGCAGTGGCGACAGGCTTGGGCGCATAATTTTTTCAGGCAACACTGGCGGCGATTTTGCTTACATTGACTCTTGGGTAGATGGCACCCCAAGTGGCAGCGTTACCCCAGGGCGCCTAGTGTTCTCCACTACCGCCGATGGGGCGAGCAGCCCGACGGAGCGGATGAGGATTGCTAAGGATGGTAGGCATTTTACTTTTAGTGCTGGAGCGTTAACCCACAGAAGCCCTAATGGGGCAAACAGTAGCGATGCGTTGTTTATTGGCTTATATAGCGGAACATCAACTACAAGTGGTGGGGCGGCCTCTTTCTATGTAAGAACAAACGGCAACGTCGAAAACACCAACAACTCCTATGGTGCCATCTCCGACATCAAACTGAAGGAGAACATTGTCGACGCCAAGCCTCAATGGGGCGACATCAAGGCTCTCCAGGTCCGTAACTACAACTTCAAAGAAGGTCAGACCCACACCCAAATCGGCCTGGTCGCCCAAGAAGTCGAACTTGTCTCCCCCGGCCTCGTCAGCGAATCCCCAGACCGCGACGAAGACGGCAACGACCTTGGCACCGTCACCAAGAGCGTCAACTATTCCGTTCTCTACATGAAGGCAGTGAAGGCGCTGCAGGAAGCAATGGAGCGGATTGAAGTTCTAGAACAGCGTCTCACGGATGCTGGTATCGCCTAGACCTCTTAGCCCTACTCGCTAATCACCCAGGCGGGCAACCGGCCATTCCCAACTGGTTGCAAACCATTTAAACTGATTCAGAAAAAGTTCTTCACAAATGGCTTCTACTTACTCTTGGAAAGTCGCCAACCTTGAGCGTAACGTTTCTGACGGCATGGTTTATACGGTGCATTACACGATTAACGCCGTCTCCGACCAAAAGGATCCTGATGGTCAGTTTTACTCCGCTGGTGCCTATGGTTCTATTGGTCTTGAGTCCGCAGATCCTGGTTCGATGATTCCGTTTGACCAGCTGGATGAGTTCACTGTGGCTTCTTGGGTTGCCGATTCTTTTGGTCCTGAAAAGGTTAAAGAAATTGAAGCAGCACTTGATGCTCAAATCGCTGAAAAGATTGCACCTACTAAAGCTTCTGGAGTGCCGTGGTAAGAAAGACTCTTAACGGTAAGCCCGTCAAGCTACCCCCAAAACCCAAGCAGACAACCCAGGGTTTGAGTAAAAACAGCAAGCCTAAACGGGGTCAGAAGGCTTATCGAGGTCAGGGTCGCTGAACGTTGGGTTGGAGATTTCTATAAACCAACCCTCCTCTCCAAAAACGCCATTTTCCTTAATTTCTATTTGCGGCTGAGGGTATAACTCTTCAGTCGCTTCTTTGTATTTGCGTATTTCTTTGTTTAAGTTTGCAGTCGTTTTTGCGGTTCTCCATTCATCAATAATCCAGTTAAGAAAGTATTCAATAAGCTGGGTAAAGAACAGTTTTAAAGGTCCCATGCCGTTCGCCTCTGACAAGCAGCGTAAGTACCTCTACGCTAAGAAACCTGAAGTAGCTCAGCAACTTGCCAAACACAACAGCTCAAAAGATGGCAAGATGAAAAAAGGTTATAAAACTAAGTAAACCGATGCCCATCAAACGCGGAGGCCAAACTCGTAGTAACGCGGGTCGCTTTGCTCCTGAAGGCCAAGGAGCTACTCAACGAGGTGGGCGTACTAGGACTCCTAGTGGTCGGTCTCGTCCCACTCAAACGGCTCGTCTACCTCGGGCCAATATGCCGGGTACTGTAACCCCTTCAGGAGCTGCTAGAAGCCCTCAGGGTTCAGGTCTGAGCATCCTTAGTGATGTGATGAACGTAATGAGTTCTTTGCGTCGTTTTGGTCCTGCAGCAGCGGCTTATGAAGCTAGTAAAGCTCGTCCTGCTGCTGGACGTACTTTGACTGAAGCCCGCGAGAGTGGTGATTACAAGCCTTCTCAGAACGTGCCTAATCCTCAAGAAGGCATGACACGCGCTCAATCATTTGACCAAGCGTTTTCTAAAGCTCGGGGTGCTGGCGAGAAGTCATTTACTTGGCGTGGTCGGACCTATAACACCAAAATGAAAGGAGAACGCTAATGGTTGACAAGAAGAAAGGACCCTGCTGGAAAGGGTATGAAATGGTTGGTATGAAAAAGAAAGGCGGTAAGCCTGTCCCAAATTGCGTTCCTAAAGGTAAGTAACCATGCCTTCATTTGAAATCCCTAAAGGACCTAAAAAACCTCAAGGTGGTGGTGGCCCTAGTCTTCCTCAAACTGGTGAAACCAAACGACTCCCTCAAGGTCATCCGTATCGTCAAGGTTCTATTGACGTGAAGCTGGCTTACAAAATGAAGAAAGGATTTAGCGGAGCTGCGTAATGGATCCAGCGTTCGTCCTTTCCCTAGTTCTTGGTGCTGCTTCTGTGGGAGGCGGTATCTTTGCTTGGTCTACTCGCAAACTAGGAGACCTTGACCACCGTATCGATACTGTTGAAATCACTGTGCATCGAGACTTTGTTCGGAAGGATGACTTGATGCCAATGATTGACAGGCTCGATCAACAGATGCAGCATATTGACGCAAAGCTTGATCGGGTTCTTCTTAATGGACGAAATTTCCCTTCGTGATGTAGCTAAGTACTACAACAACCAGGATCACCAAAACTTTGCTCTTGATTTTCTACAGGATCACGTTCCTGAAGGGATCTTGGCAAAGTTTTCTGATCTTTGGCGGTCAGGACCTAAAAATACTCTTCCTAATAATCAACACGGAGTGCTTCTTAAAGTCCCGTATGAATATCAACTTGATAACGCAACTGGTACTGGCTGGCGTGAGTGCTTTAGCTCTAGCTGCGCCATGGTGGCTAGGTACTACGGCAAAGTAAAGAACGACGACGAATACAACCGGATTAGAAAGCGCTACGGAGACTCAACAAACAGCCAAGCTCAACTTGATACCCTTGAGTACCTTGGACTACGCGCTAGATTCGTCCAGAACGGCTCCCCAGAGCTCCTCAGACGCGAGTTAGACGCGAATAGGCCTGTTGTAGTCGGTTGGCTACACAAAGGCCCTGTAGGGGCTCCTAGCGGGGGCGGACACTACTCTGTTGTTATTGGGTATCAAACTGGTGCTTGGATACATCACGACCCTAATGGTGAAGCCGATATGGTCCGTGGAGGCTATACCAATCACAGCAAGGGTAAAGAGGTGGTTTATAGCCAAAAGAATTGGAACAAAAGATGGGAAGTAGAAGGTCCAGGTTCTGGGTGGGCTATTTTGATTGAGAACCCGTCCTAACTTTCATGGACTTTACTGATCCCGCTGTGCAAGCAGCACTGTGGTCACTAGCTTTTGTTCTGTCTGAACTGGTTGGTGCATCCAAACTTAAAGAAAACAGCCTCGTACAATTGGGGTTGAAGGCGTTTCGTGTTTTGTATGGCAGCTTCT